AGCACATGGCGCAGATCGTACTCACCATTCATAGAATTGTTGTCGAACATCTGCTGGGTGTCACGCTTCAGCAGGTTCATTTCGTTGAAGACGGCTTCTCCGGGTCCGGTGATTTCAAGGTTGACCATAACGTTCCGGTAGTACCCAGCAAGGTGGCAGAGTGCCCAGGCGCATTGATAGGTAGAGATGAGAGGGCTGACGAACTCTGCGACTTGAACAAGCCGGTCAGCGTAGCACCTAGAAACGTTGATAACGCTACTATCCGCATCTGGTCCCGAACCGTAAGCTGGGTCACATCCAATAACATAATGACCATTTGGATCAGCATCCTCCCAGATTTTCAGTTCGGCTCGTTTGTCTCTGACTTGTACGACCACCGTGTCACGCCAGTGGTCTCCCATTTGATATCGATACGGGAGAAATGGAATTCGAGTGGAAGCACGCATTGCCTCGGTAATATGAGGGCTGGAAAAAAACTGCGCACCTGTGGCCACGAAGGCGTCTTCCTCGAGGAACGGGAACATCTCGTCCATTTTTTCCTGATCACCATAGTTCTCACTCTCCAGTTTCCAGCGGTACCAAGCCATCTGGTACGCATCGATCTCCACCCCATATCTCTTGCGCACCTCGTTGACCCGTCTACGCTCCAGCCGGGTGAGGGGACTCTCGACACCCTTGGACATGAACTGCCGGAACCAGGGATGGTCCTTGCCCTGGGCGTCCGGTCGAAAGGCGTAATGGTCGTGACGCCACCAGCCGACGAAGATGCAGACAATGGTTGGGTCTTCCTTAGCCTCCCGCCACCGCTCCTCCCAAAAATTGTACCCGTTGGCTGTGGTCTCCTCGACTTTCAGACGATGCGGGTAGTGCGTCGACATGGTGGCCGACAATTCGTTGAGATCATCTGGGGAACCCCAGAAGGCCACCTCAGTCGCGTGTATGAAATTGTTGGCGCTGCTGCGTCCAAGGCCACCCTTAGTTTTCTCCTTTGTTCCAGCAACGAGATATTGGAGGAGTGACCCGTTCTTCAGGACGATCATGTCCCGGTTCTCCTGGTCCCACTTGATCTTGTGGGTCTTCGGGAGATGGGCAAAGAAAATCTTGATCGTGTTGCGGAAGAAGTGCTTGGCCTGCTCGGTGTGGGTGACGAAGCTCCCCAGCAGCCCGGGGTGCTCCATGGCCCAGAACAGGTCGAGAGCAATGAAGAACGTCGTCATGCCCAGTTGCCGGGCCTTGAGGATCATGATGGTGGAGACGCCGTTGTCCATCGCCTCGCAGAGGCGGTCAAGCACGTAACGCTGCGTGCCCAGGAACTCCATCGGCACCATGCCGAAGTCCTTGGTCTGGATGCGCAGGTTCTTGCAGAAATGAATGAACCGCTCCCTCGGGAACGGCTCCAGCTTGGTGGCCGGGAGTTTCACGGGTGGTCCTGTTGCCGCATGGCGGCATAGACCAGCCCCAGTGTTATGCGCAGTTGCTTCTCGTTGCGCATGTCGAAGGAGACCGACTGGTCCTTCTTGGGCCAGTGCAGGTTGGCAAGCTCGTAGAATTTCTTGATGCCGGCGTCGAGCACCCAGGGCGCCGGAAGCACCACCTCGGAGGGGGTCTCGTCTACGGCCTCACGCTCGGGTTCATCCTCCAGGTCGGGGATATGAACCGTGCCGCGCTTTGCCATGTGGGGGGTTCCCTGTGTCCAAGATAGGAGGGAACCTCGTGTGTGCGGGTAATGCTCTAGGCTAATACACTTAGGGCGTCAATCCTGCACCAGATGCTGTATCCAGGGGAACGGGAACAATTCCTTCTGCGGAATGATGTAATAGTCTTCAGAGCCCGCCAACAGCCACTCCGGATGCTTGCGCGCCATCCAGGCCGGATAGTAGCCCGGGATGCGGTAGATGCCGGCCCGGGCATCCCGGCAATGGACCAGCACCACCCCCACCACCATCCGACTGCCCGGGACCTCCTTCGGGATCGGCAGGCAATAGTCCTCCTCGGTAATCTGCTTGACCTCGATATTGAGCCCGACATCCGGCAGCCCATCGGAATAATTGAAGGCCCGCAGCCGCCCGATCGGGGACTTGCCGCCGGCCTTCCAGACCACGCCCTCGCAGACATAGCCTTCCTGCTGCCGCAGCAATTGCTGCCACTCTGGCGCGTCCTGATCACGCAGCCGGTTGACGGCCCCGCGCAGGATGCTGTCCTGCCGTATCCGGAGACCGAACTCCATGCAGTATTCGTTCTCGGGCTTGGTCAGACAGACCACTACGTCGTTGTCGTAGCAGGCTTTGTGGATGCGCCTCGGATAGCTCATGCAGCCGATGTATCATGGCCGCACCGCCTTGGCTATCTGGAACATCTTGCGCTCAACCATCTCACCCTTGTCGGTGTGTTTCTTGAGTTCCTCCATTATCTTGCTGACCTCAGCGGTATGCTTTGCCATCTGTTCGAGCAGGGTCTCGGTCTTGCGGTTGAGGATGCCCTCCTCCTCTTTCCATTTCTTGGCCTCCGCCAGCACCAGATCGATCTCCGGATTGGATGACACCGGTCCGAAGTTCTCCTCCCGGATGCCCTTGACCCAGGCCAAGGGAACACCAAGGTCGGTGGCAATCTTCTGGTCGGTCCAACCGACCTTATAGCCGGACTTCTCGTCGGTGTAGTTTTCATCGATTTTGTTGAAGATCACCCGCCGGTCTGAACGGTCCATGACACGACCGCCGGGGCCGAGGCCACCGAGCGGGATCATGCCAAGCTGGTTGAGCTTATCGGAATTCATCTCCGTATCTCCTTTCAAGGCGTGAAGGTAACGCATCTGCGCCGCCCGGCCTTCACGAATGCAGGACGAGCAGCGGGGTCCCTTGCCAACAAAGGACCAGCCGTGACCTTCAAACTTGCGCATGGCGCGCCGGTATCGGGTGTCCTCACCGTTGGCAATCTTGCTGTGCGGGCTGACGTATTCCCGCGCCACCGCCCCGCACTTGATGCAGGTCACCATTACACCGGAGGTGCGTATCCCTCCGTGCAGCACCGTGCAATCATCGATCCCTAACATCGTCGACTCCTGTCGTATCTGCGCACAGCCTTCCACACACCAAGGGCCTGAAAGCCCATGATGCGCCCAACAACATTCCAGTCTTGGAACAGGTCGTAAAAGACGACCGCCTGGGGGACGTTAACCACCCGCCGCCGACAAGGCCCCACCGGGCTGTCGGGGAACAAGTCTTTCACCAGTTGAATGATCTGGGACGTATTCATCCCACAGCCTCTTCAGGTTAGGCCACTTGTCCAGGCTGGACTGATCGAGCAGATTGGCCGCTTCGATCAGTTGGAGGCCGGTGGCCTCCTCACTACCAACCCATATATCCTCCCCGTAGGAAGTTGTCAATTTGTTAGATGCAAACTTGTTGGTGGTGTCTTCAAGGGTCTTGGGTCTGGCTATATGAGAAAACCGCCAAGCCAGGTTCTCGGCTTTGGCCCCGAAGACGCTAGCCACCGCCGCACGCGCGTGCTCAGTCGGCTCAAGCAATTTGTGCTTGAAGACGTTGGTGCCGTAGATGGAGTGGAGGCCGCCGCCGTATGCAGCGGCGTCGGGAGCGTGCTTTTCCTCAAGCGCGGCATAAGTGCGGACAAGGTGATCGTGCAGAGTTCCTGATGCGTGATTTTCTCCGAGGGCGCCATGTTCCACCAACCACTGTGAGAGCTTCTCGAAGGCCGGGCTGCGCGCCGGCCGGGTCTTGTACATCAACGTCATCCGCATCTCCGGGCACATGCGGGACACTGCCCGGGCAGCGTGCGGCATGTTGGAGGGGATCATCAAGCAGCGGTTGGGGACCGGCGGGATGCTCCACCAGCCGCCCTTGTTGTCGGCCATGCAGGTTTCCCCGGCCCAGTCCCGGTTCCAGGTGTCGCAGATGTAGAGGATGACGGTGATCTCGTCGGTTCGCTGGCTATCCGTATGGAAGTAGCCGTCCATCCCGTAGGTGTAGCCGTTAGCGTAACATCGGATGAGCTTCGACCCCCCGAAGCCGGTCCTACCACCAAGTACTTGCCAAGCATCAAGCAGCGGTCCCTGAGGCAGTTGGAATGCAAGGTCAGCAAGATTGTGTTGGCGGTCGTGGATGGGGGCGTATTTGAGGTGGCCATAGGGATCAACCTTGCTGGAGGACTTGTGGCCGTAGGAAAGCGGAGCGTGTTTGATCAGGTCCCGCAGTTCCTGATACTGCGTGACCGGCAGGAAATTGTCATAGACGTAGGGACGGTCGATCATGATCTCACCTTTCGAGTGAATGGCCCGGCGTGGCAGGCAGCTAGATCGGAAGGGCCTGAAACTGGTCAGGACCTTGAGGCGGTGCAACTGCCTGCCTCTGGTACAGCATCGCCGGCTGCTGTCGAAAGGGCACCGCCCTGCCGAACCTAATCGTATTTAACGTTGCCGCCTCTCTCTTCAATAAGCCTGTCGATGGCTTTGGCAAAGGCGTGCATTTCAAAGGCCACCATGACGACAAAGGGGCCATCTCCAGCATTGGCATTCGGGAACTTGGGGGCGGCTTGGGCAGCCTGGTCGTGGTTGAACCAGTCCACCAGCCACCTTTCTGTCGGTGTCACTTTCATGGGTGAAACACCTCCGCATCACCAGTCTGGATGTACTGCATCAGGGCCTGCGCCACATCAACCAGCACCCTGGTATCGATGCTGCCATCCGGATCAAACGTCTTCACCGCCACTTCCAGGCAGCGCAGCCGGAAGTATGTCTCCGGCGTCCACCGCATGGAAATGCCATAGCTGGCGTCCTCTCGCGTCGGGTTGGCGTCACTATCTCGTCTGCTCAATTTGGCCTCCCAATACTTGTTGGGGCCGCCGAAATAGCTGCCGCCAGTCCGTACTCAGAAACCGAGTGGCTGTAATTGCCGTCACAAAAATCGCGGATGATCTCAATGTCCCGGCCATCTTCGGTCTCAACGCTGACGATCAGGTAATCTCCCACTCGCCGCAACCATACACCTTTGATTGGCACTGCCGGTCCTCTGGGCATCGGTGGCTCCTATTCGTTGTCGACCACGACAACCGTCATGACCACGCCGGGCAACGGAACATTGACCTGCAAATATCGCGGCGGCGCCGAATAACTCGGTGCCGCTGCTGGTTCCTCCGGCTCTGCCGTCGGGATTTGCGCCCGATGCGGGCAGTCGTAGATAAAGCAGAAGCGCGGCTCGTCCGGGAAATCCGTCTCGAAGCCGCACACTGGACAAGTCCATCTTGGGCTAGGGATGCTCATACGCGCTCCTATGGCGGCGTCCCCGCACCACCGCAGAAGCCGCTGCCGGCCGGGGCTGGAGGTGACTTGGCCCAGCGCCACCACATGCAGGCGGCGGCAGAGCAGTAGGGGTGGGTCTGATTGTAACCGGTGGAGCCCGGATATCCCGACTGCGGTGGGATTTCCATGTGCAGGATGTTGCGGATCGGGCAGATCAGGAGATTTGCCTGCTCCGGCGTGTAGTAATTAGACCCGACCGGCGGGTCCGGGTCTGGCGGTTTATTGGGGCGGGGCCATGGATTGGTCATTGGCGCTGACTTTTTCGGCTCCGCATGAACTGGCCCCGCACCGCCTCCATCCACTCGAAGAAGTCTTGCACGCGGGTTTTCTCCGGCATCCTGCCAAACAGGACAACGCATAGCTGGCCCAGGACAGCCAGCGCACCCGGCACATCGTCCCGGTAGCCGATGGAATTGAGCAGCTTTTCGGCCTCGTCCTCGATCTCCTCAGGGGCAATCTCTCTCATTGCAGCGCACTCCGCTCCACATCCAGGAAGTCTTTCAGTATCTGACGAAGCTCCTGTATCTTTCCGATGCGGTCTTCCTGGGGGGAGTCGGCAATGAGCCCGGCCACCACCAGCATCATCAGGTGCAGGGCGTCGTCGGGATCGAGCGGCAGGGCATCCAGCAGCCTTTCGGCCTGCTTGGCAATATGTCTGGCGTTCACATCGTCGTCCGCGTGCTTGAACTTCACGGCCATATCACCAAAACCTCACATAATGCGTCACCAACACCCCGCCGACGATGATAATGGCCATGGCCAAGCCCAAAAGGGCAATGGTCAGCGCCACCATGGGGTCAGAGCCCTTCATTGCATCCACCACGGCAGCCGGTGCGGGCTGCCCCACGGGCAATAATACTCCGGATTGCAGTCCCTGTCGGTGAACATCCCGGGGGTGACAGCAAGTCTGCCGTCGAAGGTGTTGACATCGAGCCGGTTGCCCTTGTGCTCACGGTTCACGACCTGAGACTCGGCCTGCGGCTCGGCCTTCTGCAGGCGCTGGGCATGAGAATGGTGCCGCGCCAGAGCATAGGAGAGGAAAGCCGAGGCCGTAAACGCCAGCAGCGTCCCAAAGAAATACGGATACTTCATCACCGTTCCTCCATGCGCAGCGGCCGGAAGTCTGCGTAACCGGACACCACGTCGGCGCGGTCCACCCCAAAATGCTCGGCAAGGGCGGCGAGGAACTTCTGCCGCGCTTCGATCATCTGCCGCATCTGGTCAGTCGGCAGCCATTCAACCCGGAGCGGAGCCGACGGCTCCCAGCCTTCGGTGACCAGCCTCTTCTTCAAATCCATCCTGATGACGTAGGTCCGGTTTCCCACCGGGAAGGACATTTCAGCGTATTTCATCGATCTCACCTTTCGAATGAGGATAGGCAGGGCCATTAAGGCATGAAAGACGGACGTGAACGTCCTTAGGCAATATATCCCGCCAACTGGGCTTGCCGGTAGTCAGAAAATTCCGCAGCGCCTGCGCCGCCTGCGGCACGGTGATCTGGTTTATGTGGCCGCCGGCCTTCATCTCTCCCCAGACCCCACAATTGTCGGTGACATAGAGCAGGTCCCACATGGCCTCTTCATCAGTGCCGCGCATAATACCCCCGGTCACCATGTCGATGGCACCGCCGATGCAGCAGACGGTGCCGCAGTCGGTGTCCGCAATCCACTCCCCCATGTTGAACCGGAACGGACGTTGCGGGGACGAACCAGCGTGCGTCAAACAACGCAAGCTGCTGTGGTCCGCGTGTTCGACCTCACCACGCTCCAGCATCCCAAGCACCTTGAGGGCGCCTGTATAGACGCGCTCAGTGATGCCAAGCTCCGCCGCCGTCTTGAATGCACTGGCCAACATTACCGGCTCCTCCAATCCGCATCATACTCCCCGGTCTGCAGGTAATGCCGCAGCAGGTAACGGGCCTGCACACCGGTGGCCAGAGCCTCGGAAAACACGGACGACAACTCAATCGGCAGCCGGTGGTCCAGCTTCTCGAAGGCGTGCCTCCCCCTCGTCTCCGGGAATGCGTTGCCGTCAATGACGGTTGCCCAGCCGGCCAGACAATGCGTGGTGCCGCAATGGAACACCGACATGTTGACATTGGACAGCGGAATGCGGCCGTCCTCCAACCGCCGCAACACCTCATGCAGCGCCTCGTACTCACACTCCAGGAGCCCAAGCTCCGCCGCCGTCTTGAACGTCCGTGCCAGCATTGATCTCTCCTACTTGAACTTCTTTTCTACCTCGAAGGTGACGGTCCTGGTCAGATGATAAATACCAACCTCACTGCCAGCAATGTCTGCCGGCAAGCTGGCAACCCCGCCCTCCACGACGTGATAGATCGTCGTGCCACTGAATATGGTGTTGCGGGTGTAGACAATGATCTCAACGGGGAACTTGGGCTGCTTCATGATCTCACCTTTCGGGTGGGAACATAACTGGCAACATGCAAGCCGTCAAGGGGACTTCCGAGGAAGCTGATGCATGAAAGACGGACGTTAACGTCCTTAAGGGGTGGGAGGCTGTCAGTCCCCCTTCCAGTTCTCCTGCGTTGCTTCGCAGGCACCCAGCCTGGAAATATCAGTCGCGGTCAAACCGTGCAACGTCATCAGGAAACCGGTGGCGCTCCGGCCCCAGCGCCCGGTAAAGCTTACGCACTCGGTCAAGCACGATAACCCCATCCCCAATCTGCGCTGGCCCATCACCCTCCAGCGCATAGCCACACAGGTGGGCATCAATCTGCCTGAGCAGCTTCTGAATTCGGACAGGATCGACCATGAAAGGTTTGCTTCCGATAAGACCTGACCTTGCGCTTGAGCGCCCTAGCCAGCGGCCAACCCAATACGATCACCCGCTGCTTGAGCGTATTGTACCCCATTCCCCTCGGCCTCGGCACCTCCACCAGCAGCATCCGCCGTCCCTGGAATTCGACCAGCAAGTTGTCTCTACGGTTGCGGCCCTGCTGCTCCGCCGTAGCCCAGCGGCAATTCTCCGGGGTGTAGTCACCATCATTATCAATACGGTCAACCGAATGGTCCAGCGACGGCCGCGCACC